CCGCCGGCCGCGGACGTTCCGCCGAAGGCGACAATAGTCCAGTCCGGGGAGACGGCGCCGGGCGTGAACATCACATGGCAGTCGTAGGCCGTCGTCCCCGGCGCCGCGGCGTCCTTCCAGCCCTGCGCCAGCGAGCAGTAGGTCGGGGGCGTCGCGAAGAGCCCCACCTGCTGATCCCAGTACATGTAGTTGTTGGCGACCTGCGTCACCTGCACCGCGACGCGCAGCACCGCCCCCGACGCGACGGCGATGGGCGTGATGTTCTGCCACGCCATGCCGGCGACGTTCGGCGTCGTCGTGAGGCTGTCCCGCACGGCGCCATTCACCGTCAACGTGATCGCATGGAGCGCGCCGACGTTCTGCGGGCTGATGTCGACGCCGTACTGCCCGATCCAGCCCCCGGTGTTGAGCGTCCACTCGTTGCGTACCGTGTAGGAGGCGCGCGCGTTCTGCACCGTCGGCGTCCACGGCGGGAGCAGATCCTCCTCGTCGCCCGTGGCCTGGGGCGCCGGACGATCCGTGGTCGGCTTGTTGGCGATCATCGTCCAGTCACCGTCGCGCGTCGTGTCGTTCGTCTGGAACGCCTGCCCGCTCGTCGTGTACGGTACCCAGCGCATGCGGGCGTCCACATACTCTTTGGGCGCCGCCTGGAGCGCCGCCGTCGGATCGCCCGAGAGCGTGAGCAGTCCGGTCATCGTGTCGCCGGTGGTGTTGACGTAGAGCGCGTCGTAGTTCGGCAGCACGCCTTGCGGGTAGGGCGTCCAGACCGTGCCGTCCCACTGGTAGCCCGCGCCGTTCGGCGCGAGAAAAACCTGATTCAGCGTCGGCGTGTTCGGAAAATCGAGATTCGCCATCTAGGGCGGCCCTCCCGCGGTCGCCATCGCCGGTACCCACTGCTGGGACGTTCCGTCGTCGTAGTAGATGTAGAGGTTGCCGTCCGTGGGGCGCCACCAGAGCTGCCCCGGGAGCGGATTGACGGGGGCGATCGTGCCGATCGTGATCGGCGCCTGGATCTGCGTCGTCATGACGGGCGGGGCGCTAAAGAGTGGGCGCGCCATTTACTTGGCCTCGACCGCGGCGATCGCCCGCTGGATCGCCATCCCGTCCCCGAAGGACAGCACGCCCGCCACGATGAGCTCCTCCACCACGTCGCGCAGCAGCCGGATCGCCACCGCGCGGCCCGGCTCGGTCGTCGCCACCGCCCGGCCCGGGGGAAAGGGGGGATTCGTCGGCGTCGTGCCCGTCGAATCGCGGAGAAAGAGCGGATGGCGAAAGATCGGCTTCGCCATGCTTACGTCTTCCGGCTCATGTCCGTGCCGCACGGACGGTAGTAGACGACGACGCCCAAGAGCGGCAGATCCTGCGCCACGCTCCCGTCGGTGAGCAACCCGACCTGGAGCGTGTACCCGTCCCCGACATTCAGCTTCCGCATGATGCGGCGGCGATTGGCGTCCTGGACGGTGAGCACCTGGCGGAGCACGTTGTCCACCTCGAGCTGGAGCGTCACGGGCTGGGTCAGATCCTCGCCCTGCGCGATGACCTCGATCGAGGTGAAGCGCTTGCGCACGTTGCGCAGTTGCCCCGGCGCCTGCGTGTCGAAGTCGTCCTCCGAGCAGGTCACCGTGGACGGGATGCCCGCGGTCGTGTCCGTATTCGCCACGAAGTCGTGATCGATTCGCGAGCCGTACTGGAGCGGGATCACCATGTAGGACTGGTTGATCCCGGAGATGACCGGCACGGCGCGCCCGACCCATTCCCGATGCTTCATGCAGAGCGCATCCACCGTCCAGCAGCGCGCGGTCGTCACCCGTGGGGCAGGGAGCGTGCCGCTCATGCTGGAGAGCGTGCGGACGATGCCGGGATTGCCGAACTCGAAGCGGACGACGAGATCGTTGTTGACGGAACCCGCCGCGACGGCCTGCTTGCTCCGGAGCCCGAACCACGCGGTCTTGGTCGCCGTGTCGAAGACCGACGTCATCTGCCCGAGGGACGGCAGGTCCACGTTCGCATCCGTCCAGGCCTGCAAGCCCAAGAGGCGTGTCAGGTCCGAGTCCGCCGTGCCGCCGAGCGTCGCGACGGCGGACAGGAGATGGAAGTGCGCCGTCGGATCGCACCACAGCACGTCATCATCGGTCGCCAGCACCGCGTAGGCACTCGGGGCGCAGCCGGTGGCGGTCGAGCGCGTGAGCGCCTGCCAGGCCTGATAGTCGGTATTCGTGTCGTCCAGGTAGAAGATGCCGATCGGGTACTTCCAGAGGTACAGGATCCCCTGGTACTCCGCGCCGCCCCAGAGCCGCTCGCCGACGCCCGACTGGATCATCACGTGCCACTCGCCCCGGGCACTGTCCGTGTTGATCGTCGTCGTGAAGTCCTCGTGGTCCTCGGGATTCGACCCGTAGAGCATGTGCGGGGCATTCATGTTCCCGAAGGCCCAGAGCCGCCCGAGATGCGCGATGGCGTTCACGGGCTGCTTGTTCGGATCGGCGGTTATCCCCCAGTCCACCGGCGGCTTCGTGATGTTGTGGGTGACGTTGGCGTCCCCCGTCAGCACCTGCACGATGTTGACGCCGTTGAAGAAGAAGAGCTTCCGCGGGAGCTGCGCCGCCTCCTGGCCCGCCGCGACGAAGCGGGCGCGGCGGATGTTGGCGACCGCCAGGTTGGGCGCGATGTTGACCGCCGTCAGATTCCCCTTGAGTCCCACGGAGTTGTTGGCCGGCTGCTCCTTGTAGAGCACCGTCTGGTAGGCGAGATAGTCGTAGACGGCGGCGGTAATCAGCACCGGGCCGGCGCGGCGGACCGGCGCCGTCGGCCCGAGTAGTGTCGGCCACGGGGCATCCACCGTCAGCAGCGTGTTGGAGGTCACCGCGGCGACCCGCCCGATGACGCCGCCGACCGTGATCTGATCCCCGGGGCGATACTCCGTTAAGAAGGCCGTGCCCGTGCCGTTCACGTTCCGGCTTCCGGCGGCCATGGTGACCGTCCCCGAGGTGGTCGACTGCGCGAGCGAGTTCCACTCGATCTGCCCGATGATCCCCTGTGCGGAGCCGGCGGAGAAGAGACTCATGGCGCCCAAGAGCTGCGCGGCGGCGTTCCCGTAGGGGGTCGTCGTGATCGACCACAGCTGCTTGGAGACGCGCAGTGGCGGCGAGGCGTTGTCGTCGTCGGTCACCACCGCCGCGATGCCGCGGATCGGGTAGTGATGCGGCTTCACGAACTCCGGCCCGTTGGCCGTCGTGTTGTAGGTGGAGAACGTGTAGGGCGCCGTCGCCGGGCACGACAGCACGGGATTCGCGATCGGCGCAAGACTGGACACACTCGCGTACCACCGCCCGATCGCGGCCACGTGCATCCCCGTCGCGCCGAGCGTGACGGTCACCGTGGCGCCCGTCGGGAGCGGCTTCGTGAGCAGCGCCCCCCAGAGCTGCACCCGCCACGCCGGTGGGCTCCCGCTGTACGTCGTCTGCGTATCGGCGAGGAGCGTGTAGACGTTCCCTGCGCTGTCCGTGACGCCGGTCGCGAGTGCCGTGCCGGCCGTGCCGCTGCGCGACAGCGTCACCGTATGCGCGCCGCTCGCGACCGACCCGCCGGGCAGGACGAGGGCCGGGAGCGTCCACGTGGCGCCGACGCTGGCGATCGCGCCGAGCGTCGTCGTCGCCTCCTGCGCTGCGACGCCCGCCGTGCACGGGAGCCAGACGGCAACCCCGGCATGGGTCACCGGGCCGCCCTGGTTGACCAGCTGGCCGTCGATGCTCAGGAACTCGAGCGGCCCGGCCGGCCCGGTCGAGTTCGTCGGCCCGCTCACGTTGTAGTAGCTGGTCGCGGGCTCTTTCTGGAGGAGGTCGTTCTCCAGCACCACGTTCTCGGCAAGCGACATCTCGCCCGCCTGGGCGCGCCAGCGGTTCGGTTGCGGGACCATTCCAGACGCCCCGAAGGGGATCGTGTACGGTGTTCCGGTCTGAGCCATCTACTCTATCTTACCAGTTCCATGCTGGCAGGCCGCCCGTCGTCCACCGCGGCGGGCCGTACGTCCCGGTCACCCGGGAGGGCTGCACGACGCCCCAGCGGTTCGACATCCGCCGCAGCGTGCGCCGGTACTCATCCGTCATGGCTTTCACCTGCGCCTGGAACTGTCCGTAGAGCGCCTGGTTCGATCCGTCGTCCTTGTCCACGAGGATCAAGTAGGCGAGGCCAAAGACGAGGAGGATCCGGTGCTGCATCGGGATCGGCGGGATCGACCCCTCGGCGAGCACCTCGGGGCAGCGGATGTACTCGAACTCGATCTGCACGGGGAGCGGCGTGTCGGGGGTGTAGAGGTAGTGGGAGAAGCGGAGCTTCCGCTCGTCCACCCGCGCCGCCACGACCGGCAAGCCGCCGAACGTGCGCCCGGTCGTCATCGGCCAGGGCTGCGGCGCGTAGCGCTCGAGATCGGGGGTGTCGAGCACGTCGATCACGTAGGGCATCCCGAAGTTCGGATAGGCCGAGATGTAGAGCGGCGACGTGCCCCGCACGAAGTCCACGGGGAGCTCGTAGGTGTCCGGGTAGGCGAGCCACGCGGTCGTGTAGAGCTGGCTTCCCGTCCAGGGCTCCTGGAGGGTCAGCGTCGAGTGATTCCCCGCCGGGTCGTGCTGCGCCACGCCGATCAGGTGGCGCGCCGGGGTCTGGTCTTGCTGGAGACGCCACCCGGCGAGGTTTGGCTGCCCGGGGATCATCGGCGTCGTCGTCACGGTCTGGCTCCCGGTCTGGAAGGCGGCGTAGGTCGTCCGCGGCGGGTTGCCGTTACAGGGCTGCACCATCTGGAGGGCGCCGCGCGGCCAGGCCCGTGCCCAGAGCCAATCGACCGGCTCGAGCGGGGACGGCCCGAACTGCCCGCCCGAGATGACGGCCCGGAGCACGTCGGTCATCCACGCGTAGGCGAGCCCGTCGTACTGCGACGTCCCGTCCGTCGGCTCGCCGGCGCGGTAGAGCGCCGCCGTTTTCACATCGTTGGCGGTCGCCAGGTACGCCATCGCCCGCTAGAGCCAGATGAGTTGCACGCCGTCCACTTCCGCCGCGACTTTTAAGATCAACGGCACGCCGGTCTGGACGACGAGCACGTGCCCCACGTTGGGCGCCAAGGCCACGCCCGTGTCGCCCGTCGCCCCGCACGCATAGAGGATCGTCGTGTTGGTGGCGGGCGGGATCAGCAGCAAGAGCCGGTTCGGCACGCCCGTCTGCGGCGTGAGCGTCGTCGTCCCGACGAGTAAGTTGATCGTCGTGATCGCCCCGGCGGCCGAATCGACCGTCCAGGCGCACGTGATCGGGATCGTGACGGGATCGAGGCCGGCGGCGGTCAGCCCGTCGATGTGCCCCTGGAAGATCGCCCGCGCGGTCGCCATGGGGGGCTAGACGGCATCGGGGCGGATCCGCTGCCCGGGCCGCGGCGGCGCGGCGGGGGGATTCGACGGCACGGTCGTCGGCGGCGGGACGTCGGGCTGCACGGGCGCCGCATGGCCCGCTTCGGCCATGGCGTTGCGGACGTGCCAGACCAGATGCGCGTCCTTGTTGGCGCGGTTCATCTTCTCGCCGCAGAACTCGCAGGCAACGATCACCGTCGGCCCGTCGCCCTCGACCTGGACGGGATGGGCCACGATGTCCGCCCGGTACTCCTCGGGCACGGCGTCCGCCGCAAGCGGGGCGCCCCCCTGGCCGAACCACTCGCCATTCTGCCACGTGATGAAGCTCGTCCCCGCCGACGTGACGCGGGCATAGGTGCGGGTCGGATTCACCCGCACGCAGACCATCCGCTGGGTGGCGCGGTCCATCTCCATCACGTGCACGGGCTCGAGGGTCGCCACCGCCGTTACCACCCTTCCGCTTCGATCGTGAGGGTCTGCGCGGTCGCGAAGGTGACCGTGCCGGCGAGCTCCGCATCGGGGGCGCCCGCCGCGCCGTTGCCGAGGCCGACGAGCTTCGGGCTCACCGTGTCCCCGTTCCACTCCCAGCGGGGATTGTTGTTCCCGGCGACCGGCGTGCGGCCGATCACGAGGAGGCGCTGGAGCGCGCGGGGGCAGCCGAGCGCCGCCTTGTCGAGCGCAATCCCGCCCGCCGTGTAGGCGTTGTTCGTCCCGGCATTCGCCCCGGTCGGAAACGCGAGCGTCAGGATGCGGCGCACGCGGCCCGGCTCGGTCACGAAGCGACTGACGGGCGTGTAGGTCAGTTCCGCAGCGGTGATGGCGGCCATGGCTTAGGTGGTGCTCACCGTGTCGATGGTCTGGCTGCCGCTCGGATAGACCTTCGCGTAGAACTGCGCCGTGCCCGACGCCGGCGCCGTGGTGACGGAGAACCGCAGCACGTCGCCCTTGTTCAGATGGATCTTGCAGCTCTTGGAGCGGAGCACGCCCCCGGACGTGATCGCCGCCGCCGGACCGGTCACCGTGTTCTGGACGGTGTACGTGCCGCCGATGTTGTCGGCGGACGCCACGGTGAAGACGAAGGCGGTCGCGGCGGTGGCCGTGCCGATCAGCGCGCCGACCTCGACCACGTCCACGCCCTCCTGCGCGGTGAAGAACGCCTTGTCGCCCGTCGTCGTCACGTTCCCCGCCACGGCGTTGCCCGCGTCCGTCGCCGCCCCGTTCGAAGGGAATGTCCATACATATGTGCCGGCGTCCATGCTCACGGTACACCTCCTCCTGAGCCCCGCTTGAGCGCTTTCACCTCAGCGCGGATAACTTTCAGACGCGCCACATCAGCCGGGGGCCACGCGGCGCCCTGACCGCGCGGCCGATGACGTTGAATGGCCCGCGCCTCGAGGGTCAGCACGGCCTGCGGCTGCTTCTCGCGAAGAAATGGCACAAGTTGTTGCAAGGCCCGTGCTGCGCGCGCCGATGTGAGAAACCAGTGATAGACCGGCTGATAGTACCCCGAGCCATCACCCTTTGGTCGGCGGTACGAGCAGAGCTTGACATGACCGCCGAAGAGTTCGGCAAATAGCGACGGACCTTGGGGCGTTGCCATCCCAACCGCCATCCGGACGATACAATGCCGGTATGCAGTAGCGTAGACGCCAACGCATCCTTCTCCGTCAAAGAGTCCCGCCGCGTAAATGAGCTGCTCTCGCCGTGTCAGTGGCGGCTCTGCGGACTGGCGGAACAATTCGCGATTCTCATCCATCAGGGATCTACGGCGTGGAAAAGTTCGAGCCCGTGACTCTCACGATCCGCGCCTCGCGTGGATTCGCGTTGGCATGAAAAAGGCCGAAGCCTAGTTGGCCGTACCAGGCACATCCTAGATTTCTACCATAATCGTCTGCTATTCTGAGCCGCAGCTCCGGCGTCTGCGCCTCCGCGAACGCCACCGCCTCGTCCCCGAAGACGAGCCCCTGGCCGCCCGTCACCCCGCCCGTCAGCGACACCGTCTGGAGCACCGTGTCGTGGTTCGTCTCGATGATCCGGATGTTCTCGATCATCCCGATCTCGCCCCGCTGGAGCTTCTCGGGGTTCCCGAGCACGTACCACTCCTTGAAGAGCGGGTCGGTCCGGATCGTCCGGCAGCACCCCCAGTTGAAGATGCCGATGTACGCGTCGCCGAACCCGAAGTACGGCGCCTTCAAGATGCCGTAGAGGTAGTCCCGGATGGCCTGGAGATGCTGGACGCCCACCCCCGCCGCCGCCGCCACCGAGGGCGTCCCCGTCGTGTCGATCGTGCCCGCGCTGCTCGTCGTCGGCGTGTAGGTGATCGACCCCTTCTTGAACGCGTTCCCCGCGTTCACATCGAGATCGAGCTTCATGATCTCCCGGAGCCGCTTCTTGATGAACGCCGGCAGATCGTACTTCGACCAGTCGTCGTAGATGTTCGTCCAGACCACCGCCTCGCCGAACTCCAGGATGCTGAACGCCGTCCCCGAGAGGCCAACCGACGTCTCGGGAATGCGGATGTTCTCCTGGAGGATGCCCCCCGTCGGCGACTCGGGCGGGCCGGTCATGGTGAAGAGGTTCACCGTGTCGCCCTTCTTCTTCCCAAAGCCTTCAACAGGTTCCACCCACTGTATTACCTCTGCTTTTTCAAAGCTAGCTTCATAGAGTTCTTCGGAGAGGAAATTGTTGCGATACGGCCCGCTCGGGGTATCTTGTGTCCAGGTCTGCATCTCACGCCTCCCCTCGCCGCCGCCGAGCAGTCCGCACGCGATGACAGTTCGCGCAGACCAGATCGCACTTGGCGATCTCCACCATGATCGTGGCGAGTTTGTAGGTCACCATCTTCGAGGTCTTGAGCTCAAAGCACTTCACTTCCCCAGGTCGATGATCGAAGTCCATGACACACGAAGGGAAGGATTGTCGGCAATCCATGCAGGGCGCCGCCTTGAGCATCGCGACGAGCTGCGCCACGCGTTCTCGACGCCAGCGATTCCGTCGCTCAGCATAGATCTTCTTGTGCGTGCGGTAGTATCGCGCCTGATTGTTCCGTTCTTTGTCGGGATTGCGCTTCCGCCATTGCGCAACCTGCGCCGCCATACAGGGACGGCAGTAGAACTGCAGTCCGTCGCGCATCGCACGATTCTTTCCGAAATCGGATTCCGGCTTGACGGTGTGGCAATCCGGGCATTCCTTGTGGCCCGGCGGAATCGACGGCGAGGGCGTCAGCGTCAGGATGTCCGCCATCAGGCCGCCGTCCCAAGCGCATGCGCCTGGCGCGCGCGGATCAGATCCGTCAACGTCTTCGGCGCCGCCGCCGGCACGCCGCCCCCGCCACTCGCCCGCCGGGCGCTCCGGAGGAACGTCGGCGGCGGGGCGGGCGCCGCGGGCTCGAGCGCCTGCACGGGGACGCCCCCGCTCCCCGGCGCCTCGCCGCGGATGCGGGCGATCTCCGCCCCCGTCTCCTCGCCGATCTGGTCGATCGCCATCGCGAGCGGGAGGTGCTGGAGCGCCTGGTAGCGGTCGTTGTAGATCGCCTGGATCATCGTGCGATGGTCATCCAGCCCCCGGCGCGCGATCATCTCCTCCATCGTCGTGTCGTGGATCTCCTGCGCGCGGTCGCGGAGCTCCCGGCGCTTGAATTCCTGATCGACGGCGGAGACGGCGCCCTGGACGAGCGCCGCGGACTGCATCTGCTGGTGGGCCAGGCGCGCCTCGATGGACGTCGCCAGGTGATCCGCCCAGCGCTGCTTGTCCTGGAACAGCAGCTCCACGTCCGGCACGTCCACGCCGGCGGGCGCGAAGGCCTGCGGCGGGGGCGCCTGCCACTGGGGCGTCCCCATCTGCCCCAAGAGCTGGCGGCGCTGCTCGTCGAGCGACGCCCCGTAGGCGTGGCTGAGCTCCATGAAGGCCGAGCGGACGGTGGCGGCATCTTTCGGGTCGAGCTCCACCACCTGGCCGCCGAGCTGGACGGCTTCCCGATCAGCCATTGGCGGGCTCCGTGTAGCCCTCGGCCATGAGTCGCCCGGCCTGGCGGTCGGTGACGGCGACCCGGGTGCGGAGCCGCTGCACGATCCGGCGGTAGGCGGCGATCTCGTGGCAGCACGCCATCGCCTGCTCGAGCGAGAGCCCGCCGCCCGCGGTCATCTCGTCGATCTTCTTGAGCGTCGCCTCGACGAGTTGCTCGACCAGCACCGTCATGGCGGTGAGTAACGTGCGCGCGGTCTGCGCGGTCATCAGGGGATCGAAGTCCGCGGGCACTTAGCCGACCTCCACGAGCTGGCGCGCCGTGCGGTCGTAGGTGACGTCCACCACGAGCTCACCCCGGCG